CTACTATATTATAATACTAATTTTAAAATATAATAATATTAATCAAAAAAGTTAAATATAAATTATTTGTGTATAGTATATCTAAAAGATGGCTGGTGGATTAATGCAATTGGTCAGTGAAGGACAACAAAATATCATATTAAATGGCAACCCTTCAAAAACTTTTTTCAAAGCAACATACGCTCGCTATACGAATTTCGGTTTACAAAAATTTCGTGTTGATTTTGAAGGCGCAAAAACTCTTCGTTTAGCAGAAGAATCTAATTTCACATTTAAAATACCCCGATATGCAGACCTTTTAATGGATTGTTATTTAAGCGTTGACCTGCCAAATATTTGGAGCCCAATTATGCCTCCTAATACGGACCAAGAATCTGAACTTTATAACAGTGGCCAATGGGTTCCTTATGAATTTAAATGGATTAATTCTATTGGGGCAATGATGATATCTCGCATCACTATTACATGCGGAAACCAAACATTGCAAGAGTTTTCCGGCGAATATTTGAAACTTATGATTGAACGCGACATGCCCGGAAGAAAGTTGATTGGGTTTAATGAAATGATTGGAAATGTTCCCGAATTAAACGACCCAGCAAATTCAGGGGCGCGCGTTAACACTTACCCAAATGCTTATTATAACCCAAATAGTTCAGGACCATCAATTAATGGACGAACTTTATATATTCCATTAAACAGTTGGTTCAACTTTAAAACTCAAATGGCCTTTCCATTAATCTCATTGCAATACAATGAACTGCACATTAATGTTACAATGCGACCAATTCAAGAACTGTTCCAAATTCGCGATGTATATGACAGCACAAATAATTATCCTTATATAGCTCCAAATTTTAATTTGTGGTATATGCAGTTTTATAGATTCTTGCAGACCCCTCCTGACGTTGAACTTGGATTAAATTCCTACGTGGATAAAAGAACTTTGTGGAATGCAGACGTTCATTTAAATTGCACGTATTGTTTTCTTTCTAATGAAGAATCCAGACTATTTGCGCTTCAAGAGCAAAAGTATTTATTTAAACAAGTAAGAGAGCAGATATTTTACAATGTTACTGGTCCAAATAAAGTGCAACTGGATTCAATCGGAATGGTTTCAGGGATGACGTTTGTATTCAAAAGAAGCGATGTTAATTTAAGAAATGAATGGACAAATTATTCCAATTGGCCGTATAATTATTTACCATACGATATAATTCCTGCACCAACTAGTGGTACATATCAGATAACCAGAACAAACCCTGATGGTTCCACAACGGTTGTTGATCTCGGTCCCGGTGTAAATCCAAACGGTAATTTAACTGGTTGGTTTATAACGAGTGAGTCGCGCGGCGCAAATACAAAAGGCATATTGGTTAACATGGCAATATTACTAGACGGATCTTATAGGGAGAATTTGCAGCCCAGCGGAGTTTACAACTACATAGAAAAATGGATTAGAACAGGTGGATTTGCTGAATCTGGAATTTATTTTTACAGTTATGGCACTTCAAACTCACCTCTAGATATTCAACCTTATGGAGCAATTAACATGAGCCGATTTACAACAATTGAATTGGAGTTTAATACAATTCTTCCAACACTGGACCCTTACGCGCAATCACTTGCTATTTGCGATCCCCAGACTGGAAATATAATTGGCATTAATAAACCAACCTGGCGAATCTATGATTACAATTTTGACTTGTATACATTTGAAGAGCGATATAATGTTGTTACTTTTGTTGGAGGAAATTGCGGCCTCATGTATGCAACTTAATTGTTGTATTATTTTTTATATTGTTTTATACTATAGATGAAAAAACTGTCCTATAGTATGAAATACTTTACAATACTAGTAATAACCATTCTAGTTATTTTTTCACTTACAATCGTGTACGCGTATAATTCTGGTTCGTGTCAACTTGAAAAAAAATATGAATGCAATGATAAATTTTGTCTTTATAAGGAATTTCCAATTCAATTATCTAATAATTCTATGAACGAAATTCAATCCATGTTACAGGACAAATCCATTCAAAAACGCGTTGAAATAACATCCTTTGCCGAAAATATTGCCAATTGCGCACTTCCAAATAAAGCAGGTGTTACGGTTCCCACAAATCAAATCGTAAAACACTCTGACAGCATTATACCTTTCTATCAAAATGAACTTTGTGACAAAATTTCAGAACTTCTTGGATTCAAGGTATATCCAACGAACCTTTCCTTTCCTACTTCGTGCGTTTTATTAATTTATGAGAATGAAGGTGACTGGATCAATTGGCACTACGATTATAATTATTATGATGGCCGTTTTTTCACTGTTTTGATTCCGATTACCGCGGATCTTACGTGCACTAAGTTTGAATTCAAAAATAATAAAAATGAGGTGGTAAGTCTAGATTTAAATGAAAACGGCATTTGTTTTGAAGGAAATTACTTATATCACAGAGCGTCCAAGCTGTGCGCAAATCAGCGCCGAGTAATTTTATCGTGTCAGTTCGTTACGGATAACAAAATAAGCCTTATTAATCAGTTACGCATTAAACTGAAGGATTTTGCTTATATAGGCGCATTGAAATAGGTAATAAAGTCAGAATATATTATTTTGGTTGTATATTCTCAGTAAGGGCAGAAAATTCGAATTAAAGGGGGTCAAAAGTGTTTCCAAAAATCAAAAATGGACAAAAAAAATGTCCAATTTTAAAAACCGCCGACCTTTTATGAAAAAGGGGTCAAATTTTCCGCCTTCTTAGCATTATGGTGTAAAAAACTTTTTAAAATCGGAAAAAAATGTTACGCTAATTTTTATATATTTTTTGGGGAAAAGGGTTTAGGCGTATTTTCTGTCCTCTAATTAAGGACAAATGAATGACAAAAATGCGCCAAAAAACGCCGAATTTCTTACTTGTAAATGTTGTGACTTTAAATGCTGTAAGAAGAGTGATTGGGATAGACACAATTTAACACTGAAACATAAAAAGAATGACAAACGAATGACAAATGATGACAAAATTACACCAAAAACATCTGAGAAATTTGTTTGCGAATGTGGTAAGGAATATAAACACCGTCAAGGATTATGGTCTCATAAGAAAAAATGCGAAAGCGCCGCCTTTCCCCCAACAGAATCTGAACAACCCTCAAATAATATAATTGTAGAGCTACTTAAACAAAACAAGGAATTTAAAGAGCTTATTATTGAGCAAAATAAGCAGATAATGGAACTCGCAAAGGAGAAAAATACTGTTATAAATAATACAACTAATAACAGTAATACAAATAATAATCAGTTTAACTTGCAGTTCTTCTTGAATGAACAGTGCAAAGATGCCCTCAACCTTGGCGACTTTGTAGAACAGATAAAGTTGCAATTATCGGATTTGGATATGATCGGTCGCGTTGGTTATGTAGAAGGAATGAGCAAAATATTCATGCGAAATTTACATGCACTTGATGTATTTAAAAGACCGATTCATTGCAGCGATTTGAAGAGAGAAACGTTGTACATTAAAGACAAAAACGCGTGGGAAAAGGAAAATGGCGAAAATATTAAAATTAAACGCGCAATAAAGGGCATTGAAAATAAAAACATAAAACAAATTCCATTTTGGGTAAAGGAAAATCCGGCATCTGAAGATTTTGAAACTAAGAAGCACATGGAATATCAAAATATATTATTGGAGGCCATGGGAGGTTCTACCTTAGAAGATGATAATAAAAAATGCGATAAAATAATTCGCAATATTGCAAAAGAAGTCGTCATTGATAAAAAATAATAAATATAAACTGACAACTCTATTCTTTTATAAAGCCAACGGGAATAAGATCTCCTGAATATAAAATATTATTTGCAATATTACCCATTAAATGAAACGTTGCGTGAGAATATATTGACGACCAAAAACGTTTTTTTATATCAAAATATTTGCCAAGAAAAAAGAAAAATAAACTAAAAATAAGAACAGTAAAATATACCTCTTTACTTTTTGTATGATTCGCGCGAATAATATGGTAAATAACCCCATTTATAACACACGTTACATCTACTTTGCGTCTTAACGAATTGTGTACAGGTTTTCTCCAATGATTAACAGATGTTAAGAAGATTGTTCCGGATATTGCCGCCATATCATAATGTTTTCTATAATAAGCGTGCATTGCAGTAAAAAAAATCAAAAAAGACAATCTCCAAATAACAACGGCTTGCTCAGGATAAAACATTTCACCATTTGATAATGGTAATGGTATTTGCAATTTATTTTTCATAGTTAATAGTTTATTAGATTCATTATTTAAATTATTATTTAAATTATTTGCACCTTTGAAGAATCTCATATATATTGCGTGATATTATTTGCGGGTGCTACTAAAGAAAATCATTGGCAGCCAAAGGTCCGTCAACAATAAATTCACCGCTCAACGTTGGTCGTTTTGGATAATTTGGCATGAATGATTGCGCGGATGGACTATATCGCTTATCAAACAATTCCTTTTCCGCGTCAAAAGTTTCTCTCCAAGTATCAACGCCTTTAAAATAGCTTGGGGGTGGGCTGTCTGGTTTACCAACCAATTTAGCTTGTGTGCCAATGTCTGTTGTTAAAACAGAGTAATTTGGTGTTT